TTAAGAAGTTGAAATCCTCTTTTACATTTTCTAATACATCTTTACCACTTCCTTTGGAAAATATTTCAGTATCAACTCCTTCAAAAAGAACTTCAATTGGTTTTGTTACTTTAATTTCTCCAACAATTTCTCCAGTTTCATTATCTTTTTGTTGATATACAGTTCCACCAACATTTTGTCTTGTGAAATTAGATGGTACTATGATTAAATCCATATTATTACAACCATCAATAAAATCTTTTGGACAAATTGTAGTTTCAACACCAGCAGTTATACCAATGTTATAACCACCCTTTGCACTAAACTCATTTGCTACTGATACCTGAATGAATATATCTGGCTTATCACTAACTTCTGTAATAACTCTTTCTAACATCCATCTTCCAAAATCACTTTCACCATCAACATTATTTTGCGGAGTATTACCCCAACGTAGTGGTATAATTTTAATATCATACTTGTCCATTTTGCGAAGTGACTTTAGTAGGTCACGACTATGGTCCCCATATCCAGAACGAGTAAAGCATGGGCTTTGAAATACTAATGTTGGTTTATTCATATATTATAACTTATTTTATTTTAAAAACTTCAAATCTTTCTCTTGGTTTCCAATTTTCAAATGTTGATTCAATTCCATCAACTAATGTTTGGCACATATTTGTATGTGTTAATCCCATCTCTCCTATAAATGCTTCTCTACCTATCAATGCGTTTGCTTTACGGACATCTTTTGGTGTGTTATACACTTTCTCAATTGCTTCTGCAACATCCTCTATATCAACTCTATCATCCCAAATATAAGGTGTCGGAACTGAGCCTGCTAATGCTAATGCTCTACTCCATACTGGCGTTACCCAAGGACCAGGTTTTGCTTTACCTTCCCACTTTCTCCATTCATGTAAAGAACCAATCTTAATGTAATCTTCGTGTGTTAATAACTTATCATCAACCTGCAATCCACCAGTTACATTTACAATGATTGGAGTTCCAGCCATTACTGATTCTGCAGTTGCTAATCCAAATCCTTCGTTGTTAGCAATATTGATTGTTACATCTGCTATATTGTAAATAAGATTTAATTCTTCTTGAGGTCTTCTCTTTTCTGAAAATATAATATTACATTCAGGTGCCATTACATCTATTACCGCAGGTAAATCAGTACCATTTTCATCAACAGGTTGTGTGTGCATTACTAAACAAACTTTCTCTGCTTTTTCTTTACCAATTTTATCACAAAATTTCTTAAATGCTACAATAACATCTGCAGGTTGTTTTCTTCTGATATTACGATTACTCCAATATAGAACAAAATCATAATCCTTTCCACCTAAAATCTCTTTACGGAATTCAGCAGAGACTTCTGTTGGTTTATAAATGTTTGTATTAATACCATGAGGTACATATCCTACTTGCCAATCTTTTTTAGGTTTCCAAGTTGGTTTAGTATCTAATGCTGATAATCTTTTAATGATACCATATGTTTGACGTGAGATACACCCAATCCAATCACAACTTTCATAGAAGTTACGATTATATAATGGGTCTGGTAAATCATCCCAAATTGCATAGAATAAAAGAGGAACATTTTGTCTAATTTCATGTTCAATATCATACAGCCATGTCCAATAACGGGGGTCAGTAAAGTGTAGGATAGCATCTGGCTTTTCAGTATTGATTAATTGTCTAATCAAATCGGCGTTACCATATCCATTCCAAGGAAGTATTTTTACATTAGCATCAGGTACTCCATATGTTTTTTGAATATCTTCACTAACATCTAAAACCTTACCAGCTTCAGGATGGTTAATTGCTGCTCCTACCTGAAACCAATCGTATTTATGAACTGTACCAAGTACTAATTCCTTTGACACAGTAGCGATACCACTTGCCATTCTTAAATCATCCGAAAGTAAAAGGATTTTCTTTTTTGCCATAACTTATTTTGTTTCTTAAAATTGTGAACCTGATATTTGTAGTTTCAAGTATTCGTTCATTTCTTCTCTAAATTCTATATCCGTAACATATCTTTCAACTGTTCTATTTACCAGCTTTTGAAGTGTAACATCGGATGTAAAAGAAACTTTTTTGAAACTTGAATATACGTCTTTTAGTATTTTTACCGTTGTCAGTTTTGTGTTTTCTTCGTTCATTGTAATATATTTATATATATAAGTATAATGAAATAAAAAAAACATAAAATTTATTTTGTAGCCTTTTTATCACATATTCCCCTATTCCCAAACTCACAAAACTTACAATTCTTTTTAGCCGGACCAGGTACTTTAGGGAATTCTATATCTCTAAATTTACCTTCATCATCAAATACAGTGTGAATAAATGCCATAAACTCATCATATACTTTTGTAACCGATGGTGCTCCATGTGCTGGAATATGTTTTGATACGTGTGGAATTGGAAATGCCGAATCTTCGGGTAGTTTCCTACGAAGTATTTGATACTCTACTTTAATTTTGTTTAAAGGAATATTAAATAATTCTGAGTAGTATTTTTTATATAGTAGAATTTGAGAGTTTTTCATCTTATCAGCTTTTTGATACTGATTCCATCCCATAGTAGATGTCTTTAAATCTATAATGATAATTTCGTTAGCTGCCATATCTCTTAATACGATATCTATGAATCCAATAAAGTGTACGCCCTCTTTAATAGTTGCGTTTAATGGAATCTCAATACCCACTAATTCAAATCCACTTTTTGAGTAGAATTTATGCATATGCTTATCTAACCAAGCTAAGATTCTTCTACCATCCCCATAAAATTCTTCTAATTGAATTTGAGTACAAGGAGTTCCTTCGCTCATTTTATCAGCTTCACTTTTATAAGCCTTTCTCATAGTTTCCAATAAGAGCTTATCTTTATTGATTTCATCTGCTTGCTTTTTAGAAACACCATACATAACCGATAAGTAATGTTGGATTGTTTCGTGCATAGCAGTTCCAAATATTGTATGGATGTTAGATGAACTCTCACCTAACTTATCTATGTAATTTAACTTATATTGATGCGGGCAACTACTCCACATAGAGTATTGCGAAAATGATACTTTTGCCATTATGTTTATTTATGTAAAGATACGAAAATTATCCCAATAAACCAAATTAAACTTTAAGTTTTAATTTAGTAATTTGCTTTGGGTCAGTACCATAATTCTCTGCGATTTCCTTTATGTGCATTTTACCGCTTGTAGTTTCATAAAGGATTTTAAGATATTCTTCTGATTCGGTTTCTGATACCTCATAGAATTGTGCAACTAATTTTACAATCCAATCTTCATACTTTTCAGATGAAGCAGGTTTCATATACTTTAAGAATGCTCTTGTCTTTGGAATCAATCCTATCAAACATAAGTACATCGCTTTAGGCGGTGCCTCCTGAATGTAAGGTTGTATATCTGCAATTAGTTCTATCCACTCAGGTTTCATAGAAAGAAAACGGAGTATCATATAGTTACTCCATGTCTTTTTATCACTCTCATCAAGTGTGTCCCAATACTTTGGGTCCTTCTTATCACAAATTGCGTTTAGATGGTCAAATAATGTTTTAGCCATATTATGCTTCTTCTTCTACTTTTAAACCCGGAGGTAATAATTCGTTTAATACATCACCACAGTCTCCGCATAGAAAAATTTCCACCGGTAATACTTCATCTTTTGGTTTACCAGTTAATAACTTTGAAATCTTACGAAATCCAAACCCTTGTACGAAAATCTCACCACCACATTTCTTACATCCGATTGCTTCAGTTTTTTCTAAAGGTATTGGTTTTTCTTCTTGTCCTCCTATTGGTTGTCCACCTGCTCCTAAAATGTTTGCCATTATATAATATTTAAAATTTGAATTAATGTAGCTGCTGCTGGAATTTCTTTATCAATTGCTACTGCTGATTTGTTTACCCCATCGCCTAATAGTAAGATTACATTTGCCGTATTTTCTCCTGCATACTCATCTACCTTATCATATAACATTGTATATAAATCAGTAAAATCCGTAACTTTAGAATCAATAAGAGCTTGTCTTACTTTCATATATTTATTTCTCTTATCATCTTTTGAAGATAGGATATCAATAATTTTATTTCTATAATCATTCTCTAATAGATTTTGTACATCCACTTTCAACTTACCTTTGATTGAATTCAATTGGCAAGTATTAATCACCTTACGAATATCAGGATACGCTGCGTCAATAATTGGAACTAAATCCTTAACTTCAAATTCAATCTCCTCATTATTTAAGATTTTACTAATTTGCATAGCAACGTCTTTTTTAGTTGGAGGTACAATTTGAAATGATTGACATCTACTTTGAATCGGGTCAATTACTTTCTCAACATAGTTACAAGTTAATATGAAACGGCAATGTGCTGAAAATGTTTCCATTAAGTTTCTTAAGATAGCTTGTGCGTTGTGAGTCATATAATCAAACTCATCCAATATAATAATCTTAAATGGTTTGAATCCCATTGAAGATGCGAAGTTGGTTACCTTATTTCTTACCGTATCCACATTGTTCTCCGAAGATGCGTTGATAATCATATAATCACATTCAATTGATTTTACAATTAACTTTGCTAATGTAGTTTTACCAGTACCGGCTTTTCCGTACAAAAGTAAATGTGGAATTTCGCCTGTTTCTAAATAACCTTCTACTTTTGATTTTAGATGTTCGTTTCCTACATAATCAACAAGCTTTGTTGGGCGATACTTTTCTACCCATAAATTATTATTTACCTTTTCTTCCGTTTGTTCTATAAACATATTTTATTTTTTATTTTCCAGTTGAACCAAATCCACCTTCACCTCTTTCAGTATCCGATAACTCAGCCACTTCATCAAACTCAATTGGAGGATATGGTATAATCATAATTTGTGCAATTCTATCACCTACTTTATATGCAAGTGAATCTAATCCGTTGGTTTTCTTAAATGTAGCTTGTAGTTCACCTCTATATCCACTATCAATTACACCAACTGAATTTGATAATGCTAATTCATATTTTCTAATTGATGAACGAGGAAATACCAATCCTACAAATCCGTTAGGAATTTCCATTGCTAAATCAGTACCATAACTAACATCAAATGTAGTATTGGATATAATTCTAGTTGCTACTAAATCCATACCAGCATCACCATCCTTAGCGTAGGTTGGAATTTGTGCTAATGGATTAATCTTCTTTATTCGTACTTTCATTTTCTATATTTGTTTTTACTAATTCAGATTGTTGTGTTTGAAATTCTCTTAATTTTTTACCAGCATCAGTTAATTCTCTAGCATATAATTTAAATTTCTTTAAAGTTTCTTTATTTGTAAAAGATATGTATGCATCTTTAGTATTGGATATTGTAAATGTTACTGTTGGTTCTTCATTTGTCATATCTTCACTTGTCCATGCAAAAATTTGGGGTTCATCATTATCAAATTGAAATACCCATTCGCATTGTTCTAATTTTTCAGATGGTGCCATTTTTAATTCACCAATTGGTTCAACTACTTCTTCTTTTTTTGTTTTTTTAGCCTTTGCCATAATTTTTGTTTTATTTTTATCTCCCTACTTCTGATAGGTATTTTGCTTTCATTTCTTCCCAACTAATTCCAATAGCATCTATGTAGAATAAGTGTTCGGGTTTAATTCTTCCTTCATCATGTAGTTTTGTGTATCTACTGATTGCGTGTTTCTTCCACCATTTGTTGATGTATTCCGTACCTTGCTTAAATTTATCTTTAAGGATTAATTTATCTTCGGTGATTTCATTTCTAAGATACTCACATCCGTTCTCATACATCATAGCCATATAAACACCTCTCTTAAATCCGTGATGATATTGAGTTGCCTTAATACCACATTCTTTAAAGATTTGGCCTAATATCTTTTGTTTTATACCACTAACAGGTCCATTAGCTTCATATCCCATATTAGCACCATTACGAGCTCTCTCATCTGAAATATTATCCTTATACCATTGTGCTCTATTTTCCTTAATCCATTGATGCCAAGGGTCATAGAATTTATCATCCGGCTTTAAACTAATCTTACCAGCCGATTCACCTAATGTTTTAAATAAAGGAATACCATTATATTGAGAATGAATTCCGTAAAGTGATGTTGTACCTACTGCAATCAAAACATTTTTATATTTTGAATTCCAATATGCCCTAACCTCCGGTGTAGTTGTCATCATAGCGATTAACTTACCACCTAAGAAGTTATAACCCAATGGTTGAGTACATACAATAGTAGAAGCAATAGTAGTGTTATTTAACTTACCATCAACAAACTTATTATCCTTAGTCCAACCAATAAAGTTATCTCTAACTCCCATAGCGGTTACATCGGATGCTAATGAAATTTGTCCTAATAGTTTTCCACTCACTCTATCCTTTACATTAATCTTTACATTACGACCAGGGTTTGCTGTAAAATCCATTGTGTGAATCATACGTCTTACCGCTGCCCATTTAGTAGATTCCTTTGGGTCATCAACAATCTCAACGTAAGGGTCTAACGATTCAATTTCTTTTATCGTTAGCTCCTTATTGTTGATATCAGTTGGTTTCCATTGTAAATCGTAATAAGATGCGATTTGGGCTTTTGCTTGAATCATTGTGGGTTCTTGCAATTCTACCCACTTCTTATATAATGTTTGTTCTTGAACAGACATTGTCATAAGGTAGTCCATATTTTCTTTTAACTTTGCTTTTTCAGATTCAAAGTCAAAGACAGGTTTTTGTGGTTCAGTATCCCAAAAGCTCATATTAATTATTTAATTTGTACTAAATAATAATTTGCTGTGTAATCGCCATCAATGAATGCTAGGTGCGATAATCCCTTAGATGAGATTTTCAATGAAGATGTTTTAGAACCTTTGTTAGCCATTAAAATAGCTTTCAAATATTTTGCTGAAAATGCAATTGGTTCAATATCTTCTTTAGTAGAACAATCTACTTCCATAGAAATTCGGTTTGAGTTGATTGATGAATAACCTAATATAATTTCAGCCGTACCACTTTTAACAGTGAATGTGAAAGTATCAGCATCAGCCAATACACCCTTTGATTTGATAAACGTATTTATAAAATCATCATCTAATGTTACCTCCGCATCAAATGGGGGTAATGTTTTTAAATCAGGTACCGCTGGAATCACCGATGGTGCTGCCAACATATATTGTACCTTTACTTTCTTATCATAGAATTTTAGTGCACCAGTAACTTCATCTACTGTGATTGATTCACCCAATACACTTAATAATCCTTTTAATTGAGATGTAGTGTAAACACCAAATAAACCATTTGGGAAGTCACCACCTACTACTGTAACATCACCTAATAAGGTTTTGTCATCTGAAATCATTCTTACCGATAAGTTCTTGTCATCGGATTTTACCATAACGGATTCAATCTCACCACCTAAGTTGTAACGATTTACGAATCCATCAAATTTGCTTTTGTTCATAATTGAAATTTTAAATTTATGTTTTAATTTGTTATACAAATATACGAAAAATACCTGAAACTACCAAATTAAATGTTAAAGAATTTTCCAGCCTTTAAAGTTTTAACATTCATTTTTTGGATTTCAACCTCTGGTAAATTACAAAAATCTTTAAGAGATTTAATCATAGCGTTGAAAGATGGCTGTTCATCTGCTCCAGATAATAATATACCCTTCTTACATTTATGATATGCCATATATCCCCATAGTTGGGCTGCCTCATATCCACCACATCTATCTTTCTTAGCCTCAATAACGCAAGTAACTATTTCAGGATTTTCATAATTTCTGATAATAATATCAGTTTCACCAACTTCCGTTCTAATCCAAGTTTCAACTTGCTTTTGGTAATTTTCTATACCAAAACTTTCTAAGTAAATTGCATCCTTTTGAATGTATTCCAAAAACTTCTTAACTATTTCATCTTCTTCAACAGAAGGAGTACCAACAATAGAACGAACAAAAAATCCGTTTTGTTTTAAATAAGCATCAACTGCTTCAAGCATTTCTTTATAGTTGTTATTTTTTTGTAAAGTATTTTTATAACCA